AGCCCAAGTGCGATGCCACTCCATAATCAAACCAGTGATACGAGAATGTTGTCTTACAAGAATATCTATCATGGCTTCTTCGTGGCCTTCGATGTCTATTTTGACAAAAATATCATTGGTTGCAATATTGTCAAAAATATTTTGCAAATTCTCTGAGCCTGCTGAGTTGTAGCCCAACACGTTTACACAATTATGACGTAGACCTAGAGCATAAAAATCTGAGTTTTTGGGAATCTCTACTGTGCCATCCCAACAGTCTATATCACTGTGATGATTGATCTTGTGCCAGTCTCTCTCAAAACTCCAGTCATCCCCGATACCTAAAACCAAAAGATGTTGGCTAGCATCAACTGCTTGCCTAGAAGTGATATATCCGCCGTCGCTGTCTGTGCCAATTCTTATGAGATCGTCACAGCCGCAGGGTATTAGCCATGGACGATCTGCGATGCTGAATTGTTGGCTTGTCATTGCTGTACTGTCAATGCCAATGGGATGTTAGGCCAGTTTGTGGTTAGCACCAAGATGTTTTGGCTTCACCATAGTACTCACGGGCATGACCATTGGCGATCAATCCGCGGCGCACACTTTGCCCATTTACAATGATATCACCAATGACTCGACCACCAAACTTGTCCCACTTGTACAGGATAACTTGATGCTTGGGTGCGCTCTTGATCAACTGTGTGGTCCATGCACTGGCTGCTTGGGCTTGTTGATCTTCTTGGGCGCACTGTGCTCTGTGTCCTTTTTCCGGAGTATCTACACCGTAGATACGCACTGCTAGTTCTGGCTTGAGTGGTGCTGGTAAGAATGGTGCAGAAATCACAATAGTATCGCCATCACTTATGCGGATGATTTGTGCGTCATAGGTCACGCCTACAGGTTCTTTGGGTGCTTTGACTTGTGCAAATGCCAAGCATGGAATCAGTAGTAGAGAGAGTAGTAGTTTTTTCATAATGGGTTCTGTGAATTGTTAAATCAGCGTGGGTAGCCCCGGAATGCTTTAACAGGACTTTGTGTGTCCACAAATGTGGGTTCAGTGCTGTCAGGAGTTGATACTAGTCGTTTGCCACCGGGTGTGGCAGTCATGGTCAATGCAGTATCAATTATTTGAGCTATACCTGCATTCATTCCAGCAACAACGCCGTGTTCACCAAATGCTGTTTCTGAGTCCCAGGCAGGAAACTTGGCGTTAATGCCATCTGTACCTGCATCGCTACGGGCTCTGGCCATTGCTACACCAAATCTATAGTTGTTGTAAGGGTCAGCGGCACTGAGACCAGGAATCACATAAGTGTGCCGCATAGGAGCTGCTTGTTCAGGAGACAAGTCTTTTTGTTCCGCAATGAACTCGCGAGCTCTCATCTTGGGTAGCCCCGAAATGCTTTGATAGGGCTTTGTTTGTTGGTGCTCTCTAGTTCTTCTGAATCTAGGTCGCCCAAATTCAAATCTTTATATTCAGCGCCTGCTGCCTTAAATGCTTGTTTCAGCATTTCGTGTTCAATTCTAGTGTATGGATAGGCGCCACGTTTTTTTCCTATCCAACTTTTTTCATCCATGTCTAACACATCGCCTGATCCGTCAGCCATGGCCACGGCCATCATCACGCGATTCAGAGTGTAGTCACTGTTGGCACGTTCGCCATCGCCAAATATGGTCAGGCCCACTGTGGCTGCTTGACGACGTTTACCTATTTTGCCGTCACGCTCAGTGATAAACTCTTGTGCTCGCATTACTGCCCTGCTGAATTGTAGACGCCAGCAGTAGCAGAACTAGCTGTGCCCAATTCCAAAGCTGTGAACGGTGTACCAGTCACTGTGACTTTGTTACCAGCGCCAGCATATACTTCAAACACTGTGTTGGCAGGAATAGTAATTGCAGCTGAATAAATGTTGCCCGCTGGACTAGCAGAGCCTAGAGCCACTGCATAAGACTGATATGTCACTGCATTGGCTGCTGTGGAGATCTGCAGTTTGTCAGTGTACACTGTGGCATTGGCCAAAGTGGTGTATACATTGGCTGGCATTATTTCTTGTCCTCAGGTTGACTAACCACAGGTTGAAACAGTTCACGAGTTTGATACATCACCCCTGGAATTTCCACAGGTGTTTGACGACCTGTTTGTGGTGCAGGTGCATGTGGGTTTAACACTGGCACAGTGGTAAACACAGATTCTTTTAGAATTTTGCTCATGATATTATCCTTTGTATGCTTTCCATTGATTGGTCAAGTCAAAAATACTTTCTCGAACTTTTTCCATATCGCCGTCACCGTCTAGGTCAGCTTCTTTTTTGCCAGCAGCACGAGCCTTGGCTAGATTGCCAGTAAACTTGTTGCCTTCGTCAGTTTTTTCTTCGTCAACTTCTTTTTTCTTGACGCCGGCCATTTCCATCATGCGATTGAGATCGTCTTCATCTACATTAGTATTTCTAATAGGCATACCGTGATCGTCTAAACCTCTTTGCATACTAGTTCCTTTGTTACCAAATTTGCCCATGGCTCCAAATTGACCAGGTGCATCACCGAAGAATGCGTTTGCAAACATCAACAGTAGAATGCCAATGACTGCCATGTTGCCGCCGGTTACTGTGCCATACATTGCTGTGGCTGCACCCGCAGAACCAAGTAGACCCAAAGTATACAGTGCCTGATACAATTTACCTTGCCAGTTGCCAGCAATGCCTTCGGCCATTTGCGGTGACTGACCTTGAGCGGCTGCTTTATCAAGTCCTAGAGCCTGTGCTACCTTCATGGCATTTTCTTTGCTAGGAGTAAAATCACCACCAGTTGCTTGTTTAACTGCACTGGCAATTTTTTCTGCATCTGGACCTAATAATTTCATTAGTTTAGGTACTAGCATACTTTTTAACTTGTCCATCATACCTTCGTCAAGTCTGTTGTTCTGGCTCATGCCAGCCATTTCCATCATGCGGTGCAAGGCATCTTCTTCAGCTTCAGCATAGCTGTGCTGGCGATCTGCATCCAGATTTGGTATGCCGCCACCTGTCAATGTTGATTGTCCAGTTGACTTAGGACCATCTAATCCGCCCGAGTACTGCATTGAGCTACCTGTTTCTGTATTGGTTGGGTAGTCAGGCTCGTTCATTGACACTTCGTCAATTTCTTGTTCGCCGCATGCTGGCTTGTAGCCACCACCGCCGTAGCCTTCATCATTGCCGCCGCCCAGTCCTGCACTCTTCAACAGTTGGCTCAGTTTCATTGCATCTTCATCTGTGGCAGTGACTGTGAGGCTCTTGCTTGGACCACCGTGGGAATCGTTGTTTATGCTCATGTTAATGCTCATGCTTTCGTCTAAGCGAGCCATGCTTTCTTTGATCATGTTTTCAAGATCACGATTCATTGAATCATAAATGCCACCGCCAAACTTCATGCCGCCTTTGGATGGTGTGTTGTCCGCGGTTTCTTCAGTTTTTTCTTTCTTGCTGTCGGACTTTTTCTTTTCTGGTAGGCCTTTGTGCTTGGTTGCAGCAAAGTCTTCTGCGTCTTTTTTGCCCATGCTCTTGGCTGTTTTAGCAACTTCTTTACTAGCAGGCTTTTCACCTTTTTGTGCGGCATGAACCATGCCCATGAACTTTTGTTGTTTTTTGCTTACTGCTTTTTCGTCAATTTCTTCTTCTCTAACTTGTGCACCATCTGATTGTTGATTTTTAATCAGGGTCATTGCTGCATACAACACAGACTCTAAACGGCTGGCAAACCCTTGTGGGAATTCGCCTCCGCGCTGTGCTTGCTTTGCCGCTGCACGAATGTCAGCAAGGTCGTCATAAATTTGTTGTGCTTGACCGTGATCAGAACCTTCTTTGGCCATTTTACGACCACCTTTGTGCTTGGTAGCACCACCGGTCACACGCTCAGGTGCCTTCTCTGGGCCTTTTGGACGTCCACGACCACGCTTTTCTCCGCTGGCTGGTGTGTCATCGGTGCCAACACTGATACCAGACGGATCAACTCTGCGAGTTACTTTGCGTCCAGTTGCTGTGTGTTCAATATCATGCAAGGCTCCGCGTTCAACACTGCCAACTTTTGGTTTGTCGGCACGTGGTTTCTTGTAGTTTGTGAACGGATTAAGGTCTTCCTCTTCGCTGGCAACAACTTGTTTGCCGCCGCCCAGTGCTTGCTTCATTGCTTCAGCGGCAACATCACCCAGCATCTCGTCAACTTCTTTTTTGGCTCCAGCAATCTTGTCAGCAAAAGTAATCTTGTCTTTGGGCTCAGCCAATGCAGCAAAGCTCTTGGCCTTGGCTGGACTCATCTTTTCTTTGATCTGCTTGGGATTGGGTTCATCGCCTGGCTTCATACCTGTCTGTGGCATGCCCATTTTCTTTTGTAGATCACGGATCATGTCAGCATCACTACCGTGACCAACGGTGTCCATGGCCTTACCAGCTACTTTCTTGACCATGCCGCCTACCTTGCGGGCCATGTCGCCCATGCCTTCGTCTACTTCTGTATTGTCATACTTGTCGTACTTTTTGCGAATTGGATCCAGTGCTTTGCCGTCACGACCAGCTTTGGCCAAGGCTTCCATGCCTTCTTTGCCGTACTTTTCGTAGCCCTTGGCAGCACGGCTCATGTCACGCTCGTTGAGTTGTCCGTGTGTGACACTGGGCAAATCGCGAATGGCGTTTAGTTTGTTGTTTAGATTGTAAAAAAATGTCATTGTATTATCCTCTTGGGTTTGCGCCAGTTGCTGGCTTGGGTTTACGCTTGATGTTGGTCATCGGGCTCTTGTTGCCTTGTGGCAGTTCGTTGGTGGTTTTAGCAGCGGGAGTCTTTCCTCCAGCAACAGTAAAATTACTACGATAAGCGTTCTTTAGCACAGCATGGTCGTAAGGACCAGTTGCATAGTCCTTGCTGAGTGCTCGTTGTTTGGCGTCTGGTGCTGGAAGATCTGTGTCTGCAATCAAGTCTTTGTTTTCACTATCGATCTTTTGGGATTCGTCATTGAGACTGTCTTCATAGGCATCAGTATTCATCACAATACGATTGGGATCCATGCCCAACAACTGTGCCAACTGTTTGATCTGCGGCTCAATTGCTGGATAACGAAATTCTACATCCACAATGGTCAATGGCTGATTGGGGAAAGCTGGAAAGTCTGGAACATGTTTACGCACAGGGGCAGTCTTGGGCTTGCCCATTGTGACCACATCAAACTGCGTCATCTTTGATTCAAGATCTTTGATAAAGCCAGTGGGCACGTCTCCAACTATCTTGATGCGATAATTGTATGTGCGTTCACTTTCGGCCAGGTATTTTGCAAATGGTTTCATGTCAGTGTCCTATTGTATATTTATTCTTTTGTAGCATTTTGGTCTTTGCCTTTTAGCAGTCGTTCCAGCAAATCATTGCGGTTTAACACCATGCCCTCAGCGGTTTGCATGGATTTTTGTTCATCAGGCACGTCTCGATCCAGTTTGATCTTCTTCATTTGTAGATCAATCATCCGGAGTTTTTTGTTGAGTTTGGCTGTTTTGGCGGTGATGGCATGCCCCAGCATGTTGCTTGCCACTGAGAATATTTCGCTGGCAAATCTTGAATCTACTTGCATGCCCAGGTCCATGAGATCTTTGTAGCTGTCCTGTGCTAGTTGTGCTAGATCATCCATTTCAGTGTCGCTGGCATCAAGGCCACGCACTGCTGGCAATGCAGCATCTATTTTGTCTATGGTGGAATCAATTGCTGCCAACTGTGTACGAGTTTCCTCGATGGTGGGAGTGTCTGATTCAGTTGGTGTTTCAACTGAGGATGGCAAGTCAAAAAGAGATTCAAGTTTCCGCGTCATGCGGATATTTATGGATCAATTACGACCGTTGGTAAACATATCTTGTTCGGTTATGACTCTAAAAGTCAAGCCCTGACGAACACACCATTTTTGAGCAGCTGACCATTTGGCATAGTTCACTGCCACAACAGCACGGTCTCTGCTGCTCATTTTTGATTCAATAACACTTTGTTTCTTGGGCTTGATCTCAATCAGTTCTGCCTTGACGGTGTTGTCTTTGTTGCGATACATAATCAAGAAGTCTGGCACATAATTGCTTTTGCGACCAGTCACAGGATTCATATAGGGTATAGCAATGCTTTCACTGGCCCATTGCAGGATGTTGTCATTGGTGTCACAAAAACGCATAAAGCTGTGTTCCCATCCTGATCTGTATCGTGGCACACCACGACCCACATACTTTTCGCCGTTGATGACTTCGTAGAGTCCGTTGGCCCAACGACTCATTGTAGTACTGCTCGAGCTGCGTAGAAGTTGGGAGTTGCACTGACATTCACCCCCAGCAGTGTGGCCTTGCTGCGAATCAAGTTGAGATAGTATGCAAGGTTCACTGTGAGGTTGACGCCGGTCTGTCCCTGAAATCCTGCTAGTAGAGTCATGGCAGGAATGTTGGTGTTTTGTGCAATTCTAAACAGGCTGGTAGCAAAGTTGCCAGCGGCACGGTCTGTGGTCATCACACTGCGAAAGTATGAATACACTGCATCATACTCGTTAACCGGTACATTGACATCAAAACTGTAAAAGCGATCAAACACTCGTACTGTTAAGTCTTCTCTAAAGTTGGTTTCGTTTACTGTGGCCATTAGATACCGCCTGCGCCGTTGCCAGCGTTTCTGTTGATAGTGTCAACTACTGCTTGATTTCGTGCCGCAGTTGCTGTGGGAAAAATTATGCCGTCAGCTGCGTTAGTTACTGCTCGTACAGCACCAGGCAACGCACCTTGCAATGCGCCTACACCCAATGCAGTGGCTTCACTGAGAGCAATGCTCTTGAGGTTGGCACCTTTG